TACTTCTCTAGGGCTAAAACCTAATGCTCTTCTAGTAGCAAAGAATGATGCTCTAATAGGAGCAGGGAACGCAAGCATAGCTATGTCAACACCACCAGTAAGTAGGGCGGTTTCAACTGCTTTTCCGAAATCTAAATCTTTACCTGCCAGCTCATCTGAAATTAAAGTACCGCTAAAAGCACCTACTACGCTTCCCACAGTTCCTAAAATAGCAGAACCAACAAGCCCTCCTGCTGTTCCAATCTTTGCCCCAGCAATACCCATAGTTATACTCATGGGGATGTCCATGTTTTCCTTTACAAAGTCTGAAGCCCCTTCGTACCAAGGGTCTTGAGTATCTTCAGTTACATTAGTAGGTGTTGTGTTAAAATCCTCAATGGTTGCCAAACCGCCACGTATCGCTACATCTTGTATTTCAGCAGGCGTAGCAGACATAGGGACTTTAGGTAATTTCCTACCGTTAGGAAGAACTGCTGTATATGTCTCTGTCATTGTTATTTACCACCCGCTGTAATGGATTCCCAAGTTTTTTCTTCTTCTGCTTCTTCTACAGCCGCTGGCTTCTCAAACAAAGCTTTAACTAAGCCCATATACTCTTCTTGATTACTCGCTTGAGTATAAAGCAAAGCGTTTTCAGATTTACTCTGCATATAGTCAACCATTGAACGAAGGATTGCTCTGTTAGCAGGGTTACCTTTTTCAATGTTAGCTGAGATAGCCGTTAAGGCTTGACGCTCACCGTCACTAATTAAGCCACCAAAAAGAGGCTTAAGAGACGTTAAGATGCTCATAGACATCTCACGTTCAAGTTCTGCTCTAGTGCCTGTAGTTAAACCAAAGAAGTTCTCTATTCCATACTTTGCTAAGTTTACGGGGCCACCAGTCTCTACTTGATCTAGTAATTGTAAAGACTTTCTAAGCTTATTTATTCTTGTCTTCATCATTGGCAACAATGCTAACGCTTCGTTCCTAGACGCGGAAAACGCTTTGGCAGTTTCTCCTGCTCTTTCTATATTTCCTTTATTAGTAGCTTTCCGCACACCTTCAGCAGTAGCTGTCATTCCAAACTCACCGCCTGTAATTACTGTTTCACCTTCAGGCTGTGAGTCCCCACCACCAATGGCTTTATACTGTAGTTCCATTTCACCAGTACCTGTGTTTACAGTAGGTATAGCAATAAAGTTATTCTCAACTGAATCTTGTACAGTAAACGTAGCACCTTTTGCGTACTTTTCCTTTGTTCCACCTATAAGCTGACCAGCCAAAGCCGTTTGACCTGTGGCTTGTAGTACACCTATTATCTTCTTTTTCTCTTCAGGAGGAAGATTGCTAAAGTTAGCTATTTTGCTTGACAACTGTGTTTGTAACTGCGCTGAAGGGTCTGTCTGACCAGTCATAGACTGAATTCCACCCTTCATCATGTTGGCAGCGTTAGCCCCCATAGCTAACTGCTGCTGTTGCATATTTAAGTTCGGATCAACACGTTGCTGTGATGATATACCTGTTAACATACCTGCTAAATCTTGTGCCATTATTAACCACCTCCAGACATTAAATCATTAAAAGCATCTAACTTGCTTTTGCTACTCTCTGATTGTTGAGAATTCCCTTGATCAAGGATATACTGAGCAACAGCGTTATCAGAAGAGTTGCCTAAAGGACTGCCTAAAGGATTGTCTTCACCACCAAAGTATTTTTTAACTGCGTCAATGCCTTGAGTTACAAGCCCACCCTCATTTTGGAACTTACCACCGGACAGTGCCATTAGTGCTTGTTCCATAGCTGTTGGTTGATTACCAAACATACTACCCATCATGCCCTGTAGCTGCTGCTGTTGTAACAAGTTAGCCATGTTACCGCCTTGCATATAAGACTCAAGACCACGACCACCCATCTGTGATTGTAACTCAGCACCTGCCAACTGACCACGTTGTGCCATCTGTCCACCTGCCTGACCTAACTGAGCCAGTGCCAAAGCTTGCTGTTGAGGCATATAGCCAGCACCTAACATGCCAGTACCCATATTAAAGCGCCCCTGCTGTAGAGCCTGTTGTGCTGCTGCTGCACCTTGGTCTGCACCCTGCAAAGCCATAAGGTTCTGCAAGTTCTGCTGGTCAAACCCTTGTCCAGTCTGCGCCCCTTGCATACCAACGCCTGCTAGTGTAGCACCACGGCCTATACCTGCTGTCTCTAGGTCTGAACCCATGCCTGCTAGGTTCTGTGTCATACCTGTCAACGTCTGTGCGCGTTGTAGCCCCTGTGCTTGCTCCTGCATACCCATCTGACGAGCTTGTAGAGATGCTGAGTTCTGAGCTTCGGCCTGTGCCTTAGCCATAGCTAGTTGCTCTGGTGTACCGCCATAGGCTCCTGTTGAAACACCTAATCGTCCTTGTGCTAATAGTTTTTCTTCCAGCTCCATAGCGTTACGTTGTTCTTCAGGACGCTGTGTTGCTCTAATAGAAGAGTAAATGTCATTCTGTGCTTGCTCAGGGGAAGTCAGTAGCCCTTGACCTGCTTGTGCTGCAAGGTTGCCATACTGTGTGCGTAGGTTTTGTAAGTCTTGAGGCTGACCAGCAGCTCCAAACTGTCCCATTGCACCGCCTAGTCCTGCCTGTGTAATGCCTTCCATACCTGTAGGCTGGCCTTGCTGACCTAACTGTTGACCAAACATACCACCCATAGCACCACGTTGAGCTGCAATAGAAGGATCAATAGAGTTGACATTACCAAACTGCTGCTGTGCGCCAGACATCAACTGGTTCTGCATACGTTGTTGTTGTTGGTTAAGCCCTATGTTAGTACCACCTGAGGCATCTGTCTGTATATTGGCTAGGTTGGACGTTACACCATAAGGTTTAAACTGAGCAGCGTCAGAGCCTCGTTGACCCATCTGTTCAGCCATGTCTAAACCAGCAACACCTGTCTGATAAGCACCCTCTATGCCCTTCTGTCCTGCGTAGTAACCACCTGCGGCCTGTAAAGCACCACCTAAGTTACCACTCAACAAGCCACCTATGGCAGCACTACCGTAAGCGCCAGCACCATTGTTGCCTGAAGCATACGGGTTTTTACCTGCGGTGATTGGGCCTTCATCAAATCCGCCACTCAAGTCAGGAGGCATGCCGAAGTCAGGAGGCATGCCGACATAGTTGCCGCCGCCATCAAAACCTAACTGGCCTGTTCTTTGGACATTAGTCCCAAAAGGATTAAAAGTATTAGGTGACAGACTCTGATTGACGAAGTCAGGATCGCTGACTGTAGGAGTTTGCTGCTCATATCTAACTTCTTGCTGTGGGGCAAAAGGAAACTGGGAAGTCCTAGGGCCAACGGGAACTCCCCTGCCTGTCATGCCTGTGCCACCTGTGTCAGTCTGCGCTGCGCCACCTGTGCCAAACATATCGTTCAACATACCTTCCATATAGTCAGCCTGCGAAAACCCACCTTGTGGTGGTCTTGGCCCAGCAATACCTGACTGAGGTAAAAACCCAGCGCCCTGCCCACCTTGTTGCATACGCGGCTGCATCATGCTTAATCGTCCACCGTATTGTAGGTCTCTATTTATAGGACTAGCCATCAGTAAGCTCCTCCGGTTATAATTCCAGCCGTGAGTGTACCCGACACAGTAACTGCGGCTGCGGTGACAGTTCCTGTAAATGTTGGCCCAGCAGTATTAGATTTACTGTTAACAGCAACAGCAATATTATTATACTCTGCATCAATCTCTGTACCTCGTACAATCTTATTGGCATTGCCAGTAGCAAGTGCATCTTTAGCTGCAAAATTAGTAGTCTTTGTGTAATTAGACATTTAGATAAGTCTCCCCATTAAGGCATGTATGTCAATTTTTTGAATAGATAAAGGTACGGCATCAATCTGTGCTTCAATGCCAATAGTAACGACTGAACCACTACCCCCTGTGTTAACAGAAGGTGTGTTAATTAAAGCATCAATACCACCGGAGTATTCTCCTATTGCATACTCTGCAACACCGTATTCAGCAATAGTGCTTGCCGAAGAGAAAGTAAAGACTTGCTTATTATAGGCGCTGGTGTAATCATAACCCCAGTTAAGAGTAATGTCCGTACCATGCGCCCCCACAATAGTCAAGTTAAATTTCTTTAGGAACTTTAGGTTTGACCCATTACCGAAATCAGTAGGATTGCTGAAGTAACGTAACTGATACGTAGCTGCACCATCTAAATAACCTGAGTACTTAACAATACCTGTAGATTTACCTAAGTATATTGTACCGTCCTCTAGATTACCGAAGGATATAGGGTCTATCTCTGACCATGTGGTTACTCTGTGCGCCCCTGATTGATCTAGAGGGCCACGCATATCAAAGCAATACACCTCGTTACTTGTTGGCAATGAAAGAAGGTAGAAGGCTTCCCCTGCGCTGTACAGTGACTTAATAGGTAACACCTGTTGTGCTACTTCAGCCATTAGATCGTTACGTACATTCTTGCTAATGTCCCGCATAGGTAGAGACTTTTCTTGTATCACTCTACCAAAGCTACGAAGACCGGAGTCTGACAAAAACAAAAGATCAGTACCTGTAAGCTGAACAGAGTCTCTAGCAATACAACCTACACCATCAACAGTATCTGCAAGAACCATATTTGCTGGACTAGAAGCTCCAGAATAAACAATAATAGAATGCTTACCAAAGATAACTAAGAAGTCATTGTGTGCCGCTAGTGCCACAACCTCGTCATAACCAGAAGGCCATACTAATGTTAAGTCAATGTTTCCTGATTCGGAACCATGCCAATCGTTAGGGTCTAAGATAGCAGACCAATAAATTGTATGAGCATTCCCTGTCACATCTACTGTCCATGCACGACCAAAGGCTCCTAAGACTTCATTGCCAAAAGGTGCGTTGTTGCCACTGTCAACTAATTTTGTTAATGTAGTGCTACCACCTGAAGACCTTAGCGGATGATGTCCTTTCTGAAAGAACAAAACACTGTTGTTAAAAGATATAATCTTCCAGTTGTTAGCAGTAATAGAATAACCAGCAGGCAGAGTCACTACAACCAACGTGCTTGTTCCTGTAAATATCTTGTTGTTGCCTGTGGAAAACACTGTCTTAGTGCCAGTCCTAGCTGTAAACTCAAAGATAGTTTCTATGCCACGGCTACTACCTAACACAGCAGAGCCGTTAGTTGTGACTGCGCTATAGCCCTTACGTGCGCCTATACGTCCTAGCTTATCAATGACACAGTTATCAGCAACAGCAGCAAAGGAAGGGTCTACACTAATAGGTGAATCCTGTGTATTAAGCCCAGCAAATCCTGGACTTGCTATGGTAATGTTCTGTAATTGTTGAGCCATTATGAGTACCAGATAGTTTCTTCAGGATGTAATGCAGCATCCATAGCTATTGCATCTGCTAATGAATCATCAGCTAATGCGAATAACTCCGCTGCGCTAGTACCGCCAGTCTCTCCTCTCTCTCGTGCTGCTAAAGCTGTAGCCTGTCGAACAACAGGGTTAAAGGGTACGTTCAGTACGTCAGTATCTGCTGTGAACTCTGAGGTACGCAACACAAGGTTAAAACGTAATGTATATGCTTTGTCTGGTATAGGATACAAGTCAACACTATTGATACCGTTGATACTATAGAACTGTGTAGTTCCTTTAGGTACGCTTGTGAAGTCTAGGAATGCGTTGTCAAACCAACGAGATGTCTTGTACTGTAGGAAAGAGTTTAAGCTATCATTGGTAGCGTCTAGCATTTTAATGGTGTTGTCAGCACCTGTAAGTACGTAGTTAAAAACATTAGCTTGTGTATCTACTGTGAGTGTAGTGCGTAGCCCTGTCCAATCCCAAGCAGTCTCTACTGATAGTTTAGCGTCATTGACATACTCACCTATCAGCTTAGAATACGAGTTTTCATTAACAGTAGCTACTTCATCCTCACGAAGTCTAACTAATACTTTGTTTACTAGCTGTAAGTAAGTCATTATATAACCTTATTGTTTAACTAAATTGAGATGTAAAGGGTGACGTAAGTAAATCTTCAAGAGATACTTGATTAGGTGACAGAATGTCCTCAAACTCTCCAAGACCTATTTCACCCTTAAATCTAAATAGTTCATTATTAAATA